TTGCATTAGAGGCAATTATTAGTGATAGTTTTGCTCGGGCAATAGCAGAAACCGAAGATACAGCTTTTATAATTGGAACTGGGCATTCTAATGGGCAACCAGAAGGTATCTTAAATGGAACAGTAGTTGCAAGAGTTAATGCTGGACAGCCTGGGGCTATTACTGCCGATGATATAATTGGTTTACCGTATGAAGTTCCTGCTCAATATCGGAAAAATGGAGTTTTCATTATGAACTCCAAAACCGAAAAAGCATTGAGACTACTTAAATCGAGCATTAATGTAACAGTAACAGGCACAGATACTACGACAGTAGACGGACAGGGTCAATATTTGTGGCAACCCTCTTTACAAGCTGGAAGACCTGCTACTCTCGATGGATATCCTGTATATAATCAAGATGATGTTCCGCAAATTCCTGCTTCTGGAACCGCTGCTGATGTAGTTATCTTTGGTGATNTTAGGGCAGGTTATAGAGTAATTGATAGACTGGGGATGACATTACAGCGATTGGTTGAACTCTATTCTGAATCAGGGTTAATTGGTTTTAAGGTTCACTTTAGAGTTGGTGGCGGTGTGATAAGACCGGATGCATTAAGAATTCTAAGGGTTCCTGCAAGTTNATGAAGGTTCGTATATTAAAAACCTTAATAACTCCGAACCGGGTTTTATTGCCCGGTTCGGTAATTGAGGTAGATAAGAAGACAGCTAAAGATTGGATTAAAGCGAGAGTGGCTGAAGAAGATAAAGCAATAGACCGCTCTCCGGAGGTGAAAGATGTTTTTAAGACAAATAGAACCTCCAGTAAATGAACCCGTGACGTTAGATGAAGCAAAACTACACTTAAAGATAGATATAGATGATGACAATGAACTTATTGAAGCTCTAATAACGGCATCACGGCAAGCGGTAGAGAAATATTTACGCAGGTCAATTATGCCTCAAACTTGGGAATTAGTAACTGATTATGATAATGGCGTTGTTTTACCATATCCTCCAGTTCTTGAGATTGTTTCAGTAGCAACTAATGGACACTTAATAGACCCGGATAAATACCACTTGATAGGAGAGAATTATTTAAAGATTAGCTCTTTTCTATATAGAAACTTGGTAATTACTTATCAAGCTGGCTATGAAGAGGTTCCGGGGGGCATTAAACTTGGGATATTAATGCTAATTGCTCATTTATATGAGAATAGGGCTGGAGAGCCAGTTGAAGTTAAATATAATGCTCAAGTTTTGGCTGGGGCTGGGCTTCCTCCCACAATAATTAGCATACTTTATCCTTATCGGGTGGTGTCATTTTGAGAATAGGAGACTTAAGACACAGGATTACTATTGAAGAAAAGAATTACACCAGCGATGGACTGGGAGGACAAGTTGAGGCATGGCAGGAAGTTTTATCTTGCTGGGCAAATATTAAACCAGTTAGAATGACTGAAGCCTATTTGGCTCAACAAGTAGGAGCTGAAATAAGCCATCGAGTTACCATTCGATATTCCCCTGAAGTTAAAACAGGAATGAGAGTTATTTATGGCGATAGGATTTTCAATATAGTAGGGGTTATAGATGAAGAAGAAAGGAAACGCTTTTTAACTTTAACCTGTAAGGAGATGACACCATGAAGATAAAGGTTAGGGGTGTAGAGGCTGCTGTTTCTACTATTGAACGAAAGGCACAGCAGAATATGGAAAAACTATCGCAAACGGTTCATGATAGTGCAATCAAAATACAGCTTGAGGCAAAATGGCTAGCACCGGTAAGGACTGGTAATTTAATGGATTCTATACTTTACGAACCCCAGAGTAAGCTTTTAGCATACGTTAGAGCTGCTGCTCCTTATTCGGGCTTCGTAGAATATGGAACCAGTAAGCAAAGGGCTCAACCATATATGAGACCAGCGGTAGAGAAGGAAAAACAGAGGTTGAGGGGGCTCAAGTTCCATGTTCATTGATATTCAGTCTCTAATTTACTCAACTTTAACTTCTAACTTAAATATTCCAGTCTATGACAATGTGTTAGAGGGAACCCCTTTCCCTTACGTTACGATTGGTGAGGATATAGGNACTGATTTCTCTACAAAGGAATCTTTAGGAAGCGATATAGTAGTCCGGATAAACGTGTGGAGTGCTTATCCGGGGATGAAAGAAGCAAAAGAGATTATTGACCAGATAATTGATATTTTGGTGAGTTCTTTAAACTCTTTTGCGGCAAGACCATTGGTTGATAATGTGAGGTTTTTGATTGAAGAAGATGGTATTAGGCATGGAGTTCTAGAAATGAGATTTAAATTATTTGCGGAGGTGTAATAAATGGCTAAAAAAATTGCGGGAGCGGATATTTTGGTAAAAGTTAATACGGGAACAGAAAGCGTACCCGAATGGACAACCATTGCTGGGCAAAGAGATGCGACAGTTACCAGAGGGACGGATACAATAGACACAACGACTAAGGATTCAGCAGGTGCTATGAGGGAACAAGAACCTTCCTTCTTAACCTGGTCTATTTCTTGCAGTGGTTTAATGGTGGTTAGTGATGCTGCTCAAGAGCTACTCAGGACTGCTTGGAGTNNNNGAGAGAAGGTTTTAGTGAGGGTTCGATATTCTGATACAGATATAGAAGAAGGTTTAGCAATTATTAGTAATTTAGAATATGCCGGTTCTTACGAGGATACAGCAACCTATTCTGCTGAATTTACTGGTGCCGGTCTTTTGTCTCCTGCTACAACTTAACAGGAGGTAATATATGAGCAAGCCGGGAGTAAAAATTAAGCTTGATAAGCAAAGAAACTTAAGATATCCGATTAGCGCTCTTCTTGAATGTGAAGAATACTTTGGAGTTCCTTATACGCAATTCAAACCACAGGAATGGAAGTTGAAAGACATGATGTTTCTCCTTGCTATAGGGTTAAGAGAAGAGGACCCTGACCTAACCGTAGAAAAAGTAGCTGAATTAGTTGACGAAGCTGAAAGCTTGGAATATGTTTTTAATAAAATAGCAGAAGCTTGGACGTTGGCGTTTGTGGGAAAAAAAGGGATAGACTTGCAGTCTACATAGACTTTGAGGAAGCAGTAAGGGTAGGGGTGGGCATTCTTGGATTATCTTTAGATGACACATTATCGCTCACCCCTCAAGAACTTTTCTGGGCAAGCGAGGCGAGAAGCGAAGTGGTTCAATCGCTACACGAGACTATAATTTCGGCTAATTGGCTAAGCGCTGCCCTTACAAGACAAAAAAAGATACCTAACCTGAAACAGTTTTTACCAAAGAAAAAGAAAGTTACTATGACGAAAGAAAGCCTTAAAAATTTAATTGAGGAGATGGATAATGGCTGATGCCACGATTTTGGTTGAAATAGCTGGCGATGCCAGTAGTTTAGAAAAAGCTACCAATCAAGCGCAAAGCTCGCTTAATCAGGCATTCTCAAATATGCAAAAAAGTGGTGCTGTAATGTCTGCGGCTATTACTGCTCCCCTTGTTGCTGTAGGGACTACGGTTATAAAAACTTCTGTAGATTTTGAAAGTGCTTTTGCTGGTGTTCGCAAAACCGTAGATGCTACGGAAGAAGAATTCGCACAATTGCGGCAGGGTATTTTGGATATGAGTAATGAATTGCCAGCAAGTGCTAATGAAATAGCAAAGGTAGCTGAAGCAGCAGGGCAGTTAGGTATTAAAACTGAAAACATACTTGACTTTACCCGAACTATGATTGATTTAGGAGAATCTACTAATTTAAGTGCTGAACAAGCAGCAACTGCTTTGGCTCGTTTTGCTAATATTGTTCAAATGCCCCAAGATGAATTCGACAAACTTGGTTCAGTTATAGTTGATTTGGGAAATAATTTAGCTACTACGGAAGCAGAAATTGTAGAAATGGGGGTTAAGGCTTGCTGGTGCTGGTGAACAAGTAGGAATGACAGAAGCACAAATTATGGCCATAGCAGGAGCATTAAGCAGTGTTGGGGTTAATGCTCAAGCTGGTGGTTCTGCTTTTAGTAGATTAATGGCTGATATGCAATTAGCAGTTGAAACGGGTAGTTCTGATTTAGAACAATTCGCCAATGTAGCAGGAATGACATCCGAAGAGTTTCAACGAGCATTTCAAGAAGATGCGGCCAATGCCATTCTTGCTTTTATTGAAGGATTGAGCAGGGCGGAAGAACGTGGAGAATCAGCAATTAAGATTCTCGACGATATGGAAATAAAAGAAATACGACTGCGGGACGCATTATTAAGGGCCGCTGGAGCAAGCGATGTTTTTAGAGAATCATTAGAGATTGGAACTAAGGCTTGGGAAGAGAATTCTGCATTATCTACTGAAGCAGGTAAAAGATATGAAACAACTGCTTCTCAATTTGAAATGGTTAAAAATCAGGTAGCTGAATTAGGAATTAAGCTTGGAGAAACATTATTACCTATTATAAAAGACACTTTTATTCCCCTCTTGGAAAAATTGGTAGATAGGATATCTGGGTTAATAGACTGGTTTAACAACTTAAGCCCCGTTGCACAGGGTTTCTTTGAAGCTTTTGGTGCTGCAGCAGCTGCTGGTGGTCCCATATTGCTTATGGTAGGAAGCGTAGGAAAGGCAGTAGAAAGTTTCAAGCTTTTAGGCAGCTTATTTTCTGGAGCTGGAATTTTAGGTCCTACTGGTTTAGTTATAGCAGGAGTTGCTTTAGTAGCAACACTAATTATTTCGCACTGGGATGAAATTAGTGCTTTCCTTACTAAATGTTGGGAAGGAATAAAAAATGTTGCTACAACTGTTTGGAATAATATAACTGATTTCTTTACTAGCTTGTGGGATGGATTAAAGGAAACATGGAACAGTAACTGGGAAACTATTGGCAATGCTATGGTTAAGGCTTGGGAAGGAATTTCCACTACAGCCTCAAGTGTTTGGGAAGGAACAAAAGGCTTTTTTACTAATCTATGGGATGGGTTAAGTGACACATGGACAAGTGCCTGGGAAGGAATAGGAAGTGCTTTAAATAAAACTTGGAGCACTATTAAAACAGGGGCTACCAATCTTTGGGACACGATAACTGGGAAATCTAAAGAAGGAGCAAAAGAAGTAGAAGAAGCGGTTCAGGAGTCTTGTGATAAACAAGAAAAAAGCTGGAAAGGGCTTTCTCTCAATTTAGTAGGGCATTCTATTATTCCTGAAATGGTGTCAAGTATTAATGAAGAGTTTCAGAAAATAGATTTTAAATCTGTAGAAAAGGGACTAGAGTCGTTAGANCTTAAGTTTGAAGAAACAGCTGAGGGNATAAAAAATTCAGCAAAAAAAGCGGCAGATNATATAAATAGTTTTTTAGGAGTTATCGGTGATATTGGGAACNTTNCTATTGGTGCTCAATTTGGAGAACAACCCACAATTGGACAAGCTGGAGGCATTTTTACTGGCATTTTGGGATTATTTTCTGGGATACCAACTTGGATAGGCAACTTCTTCAATATGGTTTTTGGTTGGTTAGACCAAGTTCAGCAAAAAACTCAAGCAATAATCGATGGCATAGCTTCTCAATTACAATCAGGGATTATAGAAGCTCTAAGCCAAGAAACTTGGGGAGAAGCGGTTAATGTATTTTCCCAAACACTGCATAACTTTGTTTTTTCCTATGTAGTTGAAGCTTTAGTTAAAGCATTATTGGCTACCGAACTATTTCAAGATGCCATTAAGAACTTTGCCCAGCAAATAGACTATGCTATTAAGCAATCGTTTGTTGATGGGGTTTTTAATCCAGAGGTTTTTAGAGAGCTATCAAGGCCAGCGGTTGAAGGTTGGGCAACGTTTTGGGCAGAGACAGGGTTAAAAGCGATTGAGGTTTTATGGGATGAAGCAAAACGCTTGGGTAGTTATTTATCAAGCCTGAGTTCAACATCTATATCCTCTTCAATTTCTTCAGTTGGT